CCCTTTGTGAACTGGTGCAAGAAAAACAACGTCGGTCGCAAGCACTGGCAAAAGGGCTGGTCTATCTGGAACCCTGCTGGCAACCCCACGCAGTCCATGGACATCAAAGAAGCTGGCGCCTACGCATTCGCAGAAGTCCTGCGCAAGCATGGCATCCAAGCCTTCGCTGGCTCAAGAGCAGATTGATTAGGGAAAGTCCCTACTTCTATTTCATTTTAATTTCGTGTTACAATTCATTCACGCCAATAAGGCGGTTACTTGAAGGGAATAGATCATGACCAAAGAAATCAAAATCTCCAGCAACATTGAGATCAGCGAGTTCCGCAAAGGCAACTGGATCATCTTTGCCAGCACAGAGACCGAAGACGGTCGCTACCTTGGCTTCACCAAGGGCTTTGGCACAAAAGCCAACACACTCAAAACAGCACAGCAGTGGGCAAAGTTGTCCAAGGCTGAACTTCGCGCTATCTGCAACGCATAAGGAGCCATCATGACAAACGAAATCGAAACATCATTCAACACCGAAGCAGAAGTTCGCGTCAGCCTCGACCAGTACGATGACGGCGTATGGCTGTCTCTGCAAGGGCGCCGTGCAATGATGGGCGTGCCATTGACTCGCGCCGAGGCTGAGCAACTGCTGGCTAACCTGCAATTGGCTCTTCTGCAACCAGCATGAGCGAGACCATCATGAGCGACTACATCAAAGGATTCAACGCAGGAGTTGACTGCGTTTTGACCGAAATTGAGCGACTTGAAAAAACAGGCTCTGTAAGCCTCGAACAGCTTCTCAAGCACCTTGACCCTAAACGAGACCAAAAAACGGCTCAAAAGCCCGATAAAGGGGCTTCATGAGCATGGCTGTGATTAAGAGCGTGCGAGTTGCGCTCAGAGGAATACCTGACGGCATGACCTTAGAGGAGCTGTCAGACTTGTTGGCTAGACCGAAGACCAACGTCAGGAAGGTTCTCAAGAACATGCCAGACGTGTACATTGACCGATGGGAGATCGCACCGAGGGGGCAATACAAAGCCGTCTGGTGTGCCGTCATCCCCCCAAATGATTGCCCAAGACCTGAAGGAGTTAGCAATGAGCAAAGGTAGCGGACGCAGACCGTCAGACTTGACGCAACAAGAGTGGGAGAACCGCTGGGACGCCATCTTCGGTAGGGACGAGCCCCCGAAGTTGAAGGTGGTGTTTGCTGAGGGTTGCTTCGACGGCTTTGAGGGCACTCAGGAGGAGCTACAAGAGTTCATCGCTGAGATCCGCCAAATGGCAGAGAATGGAACCATCATGGACAACGCCAAGCCTGTGAGCGAGGACGAGTTCCGTGAGCTGATCAACATCAAACGGGAGCCACGCCAATGACTAAAGACGAAGCATTAGAAAAGAAGGCAGAGAACGCCCGTGAGTTGGGCTTGGACTATGAGCCTGTAGCGTGTAAGGAATGCCACTTGAAAGATATGGTTTACGACTTATTGGGCGACCTAAAGGTTGCTAATCTAAAACTATCCGTTCGGGCAAAGCGCACATGGGTTGGGCTGACGGAGCAAGAGCAAGGTGCAATGATGGAGGATTTAAACGCTTATGGCACAAATCTTTATCAATTTGCCAGAGCCATTGAAGCCAAACTGAAGGAGAAGAACAATGGCTAAGTTACCTTACACATACACAATCTGCCCCGACCAAGAGGAGCCAAAGAAATTCACCGCCAGTTGCAAAGACATGGGTGAGTTGCTACGGCACAGCCCCAATGGTGATCTGACCATCAACCAAAAGCGCACAGCTACATGGGACATGTGGTCAGGCAATCACATGGGACACATTGAGGAAGCGTTGCATGAGATGACGAAGAAGGAAAAAAACACATGAAACCAAAACAGGAAGAAGCGTTGCGTGACTATCTGCAAGAGGTCATAACGCCATTGATTGAGCAGGTACTTGTCAAGAAGTTAGGGCAAGCCATGACGTTTGCAAAAGAAGAACTTACTCAACCAAAACGTGAGTGGCAGGGGTTGACAGAAGATGAGCGGGATACGATTTTAAGATCAGAGGGTAGTATTTTTGACTTAACCGAAGCCGCCCTCAAGGAGAAGAACACATGACTGAATGGACAAAAGAAGAGGACGAAGCCTTCAACGAGGTGGAGAAGCAAAGCAACCTTGGCAAGCAGATCCTCAAAGATCTAGGACAGCCGTATCACTTTGACATGTTCGTATCCAAATCTCAGCGCAATCAGGTTCTGGAAGAGGTGGCTATGCGATTTGATGCTATGACAGCACTGGGTGACACAGCGGCATCCTTCGCCTGCTACGTGAGGGACATGAAAGAATGACCGAAGAGATCTGGGCGCCAGAGTGGATTGCGCAAAACCCTGAACTGGCAAACAAAGCCATCACAGAGCTACAGACTAAGGTGCAGGAGCTGGAGTCAAAGCTCAAGCACGCCAACACAAAAGCCGCAAAAATAGAAGCGCAAAACAAAGAGTACAAGATCACCATCAAAGACATGGACAGAAGAATCATGAGGGGATTGAAAGACTAACCGTTGCACGTAAAGCAAAACATCCGTTAAACTTCACGTTAAAAGGAGTTCAGCAATGGCAAAGAAACCAAGTAGTCTTCCCAGCGACACTGTCGCAGATGTGACAGGTGAGCCGCAAACCAAAGAAAAGAAAAAGATGGGGCGACCCACTGGTTACTCAGACAAGGTCGCAAACGATATATGCATACGAATAGCTTTAGGTGAAAGCTTGAGGAAGATATGCATGGAAGAGGAGATGCCAGCTCAGTCTTCGGTGTACGAGTGGTTGCTCCGATACCCTGAGTTCTCGGAGAAATACACACGCGCACGCGAGTTGCAGGCTGAGACGCAGTTTGATGAATTGACCGACATTGTTGACCAGCACCCTGAACTAGCCCACGTTATTGGCAAGGACGGTGAGAAGATTGAGGTCAAGTTTGACTCGTCTTATGTGGCATGGATGAAGCTTCGGGTTGACACCCGCAAGTGGACAGCCGCACGCATGGCGCCCAAGAAGTACGGTGAGCACAAGCAGGTTGAAGAGACGTCAGACCCGACTGTTATTGATGTGAGCGTCAGGGACATGCTGGACGTGGCTGTCAAGCGCTTAGAGCTGATTCGGATCGCTGAATGAGCGCTGTCATTGAGCAGGACATTCTTGACATCCTGCAAGACCAAGAGCTTCAGCGCAAGCTGGGGCCTTACCACGGAGCCGCCTACGCCACACGCATCAAATGGCTCTCAGGCGCCTTCAATCACCAAAAGCTACCCCAAGGTGAGTGGTGGAGCATCTGGCTCATGCTGGCTGGTCGTGGGGCAGGGAAAACCCGTACTGCGGCTGAACAGCTCTGGTGGTGGGCGTGGGAGAACCCCAACACACGCTGGCTGGTGTCTGCCCCTACATCGATGGACGTCAGGGGTACGTGCTTTGAGGGTGAGTCAGGACTGATCGCCGTGATCCCAGAGATACTGATCGAGGACTACAACAAAGCCTTGCACGAGATCAAGTTGGTCAACGGGAGCCTGATCAAAGGGATCTCAGCCAGTGAGCCTGATCGCTTCCGTGGTGGTCAGTACCATGGCGCATGGCTAGACGAGCTGGCGGCTTGGGACTACCTCGAGGAAGCTTGGTACAACATCCAGTTCGCCGTCCGTCTTAAGAAGGCTGACGGTCGCACGCAGGTGATCGCCACCACCACACCACGACCCAAAGACCTGATCGTTGAGCTGATTGGCAGGGAAGGTGACGACGTGGCTATCACAACAGCATCTACCTACGTCAACCTAGCCAACCTTGCACCAAGCTTTCAAAAGCAGATCCTTGCATACGAAGGTACTAAGATTGGTCGTCAGGAGATCCATGCGGAGATCATTGACCCAGAAGAGTCAGGCATCGTCAAACGTGAGATGTTCAAGCTGTGGGCGCCTAACAAGCCGTTCCCCAAGTTCGAGTACATCGTGCAGAGCTACGACTGCGCCAGCTCGGAGAAGACTGTCAACGATCCGACAGCCGCTATCACGTTTGGAGTGTTCAAGCCGTTGGATGGCCCCATGTCCGCGATGATCATCGACTGCTGGCAAGACAGGCTCCAATACCCTGACCTGCGCCCCAAGGTCATCGAAGAGTACGACGTGGTCTACGGTGAGGGCAAGGACAAGAAGAGGGTTGACCTGATCCTCGTTGAAGACAAGTCCGCAGGCATAGCACTGATCCAAGACTTGCGCCGTGGGCATCTGCCTGTACGCGCCTATAACCCCGGCAGAGCTGACAAGATCCAGCGCCTGAACATCGTGTCCAACATCATCGCCGCAGGGCGTGTATGGATCCCTGAGAGCAGTGTCAGGAAGGGCTACGTCAAGGACTGGGCTGAGGGCTTCGTCTCCCAGATCTGTAGCTTCCCTGACTCAACCCATGACGACTTCGTGGACGCCTGCACACAGGGCTTGCGGTTCCTGCGTGATGCTGGGTGGCTGGACATCGATGGCGCTCCGAGGGACGACTACGACGAGGAAGACTTCATTGACAGCGGCATGGCACGCAAGCTTGAGAACCCATATTCCGCTTAACTGTATACATAAAAAGCTGGACTAGATACTTATGCGCCTTCAACTATATACACAGTGGACGTGACGTGAGCACCAAGGTATCATTGGGGCAACAGCAACTCAGCAGGATAAGCCATGGCTGACGAAAACAAACCAGCGTTCTACCCACGAGTCGGTCGAAACATCGCCAAGAACTTCAGGTCAGCTCAGCCACCAGCGTTCATTGAAGACCCAAGGGCGATGGAGCTCCCTCAAGAGTATTACGACATCCCAACGGCAGAGAACCGTGAGATGAGTAGACGCAGGGGTGAGCGCATTGCTGACCTTGAGCGTCAAAAGAGCGCTGACACATCCCCACTTGAGAAGCTTGCTGGTGGCGTACAGGCTGGTAGGTTCCTTGGCTCAGCCCTGACTCAAGCTGTCAACTCAATCCCCACACGCCTGTTCAAAGGTGACGAGGCGGCTGACAAGTTCATGCAAGAGCGCATGTACAAGCCTGAGCAACCCTTGGCGTATGAGTACGCAGGTGACGTAGGCAACTTCCTCGAGAAGCTTGAGACTGAATACAAGATCCCACCAGTCCTGCCAGAGGCTGTAGCTTTGCAGTTCCTGACAGCGCCAGCCACATCCCAAGCCGCAAGAGCGGCAGGCAAGGGCGCAGAGAAGGCTGGTATGGCGCTTGAGCGTCGCATGGAGCCTGTGGTCAAGGGTGCATTGGAGCAAGGCGGTCTACCTCGTGAGATGGCTCTGGCGATGGGAGCCAACACGCAGTCCAACGTGATGAAGCCATCGAATAAGGCTAACTGGCTTGGTGGCTCTAGCATCCATGTTCCTGAACGCGACATGTGGCGCTTTAAGACGCCAACTATTGCTGGCGAGACGCCTGAACAGCGCATCCCACGTCATGAGGAATTGCTCAACGACCCAACGCTGAACCAAGACCAACTTGATCGCGTCAAGTACCAACTCGAACTAGCCAAGGGCGAGGCGGCTCTTGACAAGTGGGCTGACAACGCATTGATGGGTTACTTCAAAGGACAGTTGGCTTCCCCTGAAGATCCTGTTCGCCTCATGATCGAGAGAAACTACGCCAACATCGAGGCTAAGTTTGCAAAAGACCAAGAGCGAGCCACAAAGATGGCTCAACGCGCTGAGGCTGAGCTTGATCCACGCAAACAGGCAAACATGAAGCGCCAAGCTGACAACATGTTTGTGCAGGCAAGAGACGACCGCGACGTGGCGATGCAGAACATCTCGCACCTTCCTTCAGAGATGTTGCAGGACATTGTGTTGGATCCCAAGACCTACATCAAAGAAGAACGTGTGAAGGCTGGCTATCCAGCAGAGGGTTTGGGAACAACTACGCCATCAAAGAAGTGGGAGCACCAAGCCGACGAGGCTGTCAAGGTTACGAGGGCTGGCGACATACAAGGTGCTTTGGATCTTCAGCCTAGACTTGATAAAGCGCTTCAAGAGCAGTACGCCGTTCATTACGAGATGGGTCAAAAATTTGGCGACTTGTTGAGAGAAAAAGGTTTGGATGAAGCAACCGTTGAATCTTTGGTGAAGTCTATGCCAAGGGATCAAAAGGCTGATGCTGTTGGCATGTTGGATGAGTTGCAAAGGGTTGACAGCAATTACTTGAGACTACTAGACCAAGACCGCAGTTTCCCTAAGTTTGCCGCTCAAGACAACCCATTCATTGCCAAGCTTGATCCTGAGACAAAGATGTATTCAGGTTACATGGGTGACTTAGGCTTTGAGCACGTCATGGATGTGTTGCGGCAAGACTTAGCCGCTGAGCGCCTGCGCCCTGAGCAACTCAACAAGCTAAGCGTAGAGCAAGCCGTCAAGCGTACGCAAGAGTACAACTTGGAGCTGGCGCGAAAGATGAACAGCGACCGTGCATCGGCTCGTTCTAATTTGCCTGTCTACAAAGATTACCCTGATGGGTACAAGTGGGTTCAGCTCAACCAGCCCGGCAACTTTGCCGCTGAGTCCCAAGCCATGGGTCACTCCGTCAAGGGCTATGAGCCAAGAAAGGGCGACCCTGACTGGGTGGAGGGTTCTGGCAATGAAGGCTCACCAATGTACGGTCATGGCGGCTGGGATGCCATCAAGAGCGGAAGAGCTAAGATCTACTCATTGGTTGACTCACGAGGCGCACCACACGCCACAATTGAAATCAAGACGAATGTCACCGCAAGTCCAAACGATTTCAGAGTTGCTGGGCTGGACTACAGCGAAGCCATGGCAGAAGCTAAGCGCAGGATGGGGTTAACTCCTGAGACTGAGAAAGAGCTTACAAAGAGTTGGGATGGCACTAAAAGAGCCGAGGCGTCACGAGAGCTCCACAATATTATTGACGGCATCTACAAAGAGCGGGTTGGCGAAATGCCTCAAACCATTACGCAGATCAAAGGCAAGGGCAACAATAAGCCGATTGCTGACTACATCCCATACGTGCAGGACTTTGTAAGAAGCGGAAATTGGCATAGTGTTGATGACTTCCACCATACGGACTTGATCTCGGCTGACACCATTAGGAAGGCTGGCTGGGACATGAAAGGTAACAACCAAAGGTTCTTCACCAAACAAGAGTACCAAGACCTTAAAAACGCTGAGCAAAAGAGAGTAGAAGGCGATGGCATGAAACGTGGCGGCAAAGTTTCCATCTCCAACAACCCAGACGCCATGATGCTGGAGCTAAACAACCAGAAGATGAAGAACGGTGAGCCTGCTTATGCTGGCGGCAAACTGATAGTCGGTAAGGGTCTGAAGGCGGCTAAACCTCCAAAGATTGAAGTGCCACGCATTGCCATGCAGTTTGGCAACGACCTGCCTCTGAACATGAACACCGCTGAAGTCGAGAACTTAGCAAGGCGTTTTCCTGAGCCTACGGTTGATCGTGTGAACATGGCGCACAAAGACGTGCTCAAACGCACACCAGAGCTTCAGGAAGCCGCCGCACGCATCGAGGCAGGTGATATGTCAGCCGACGAGTATGCGCGTCTTGTACAGCGTTATAAGCCCGTTACGCCCTATGAGTCAGTCCCAGCGCCAGCAAGCCGTGAGGAGATACTCGCCGCCCTGTCCAAGACTAGCCGTGAAGCTGAGGGTCTGCCACGCAAGGAGACGTACTTTGGCAAGCCATCCTCAACACTGAAGGAAGGCGACCCTGTTGGTTTGCGCCTTGACATCCCGTCGTACAACCAAGCGAACACTTGGGTTGTGACCGCGCATGGCCCCCGCAAGAGTCCCGTTTCTGGTGGTGCAGGCACACGCATTGGTTATGAGCCTGTTGCCATGGCGACCGACGTTGACTTCAGCGTCAGCCCAAAGGCGGCTTTAGGTATCGCCAAGGGCGCTGAGAAGAACACCATCGCCACCATGGAAGGCAAGTGGAAGCCCACTAGCTCCGACGAGGCGTTCACGCTGGCTAAGCAGTACCTGAAGAACCCAGAGTGGCGTCAGGTTGGTATGGATCCAGAGCGTCACAGCTTCTTCTATGACCGTGAGACCATGGCGCCTGTGGTTAATGCTGAAGAAGTGATCCAGATCGGCCCCCTCGTCCTCGCAAAGAACCCCAAGTACGGCAAGGTGGAAGACTTCAAGTACGCAGGCGGTGGTTTGACTGGGGCAATCAAGCAAGGTCTAAAGGCGGCTAAGCCTGAAGTCATGAAAGCCTCTGAAGCGCTAGGCAAGATTGAAGGTCGTCCACTGGTGATCACACAGGCTGACCGCACAAAGGTTGGCGAAGGTTACTTGGGTGGCCCCGGCTTCTCGAGCCTTCAACTTACCGAGCCAGAGTACCGTGCGGCTGAGGCGGCATGGGGCGTGAAGACTCCCGGCGTAGCCAAGATGATCCTCGGTGGCGCTAAGAAGGCAGGAGAGAGCCCTGTCTTCACCACCATGATTGGCTCACCCACACAACACCAATCAAACCAGATGGTGTTTGACAAGCTCTATGGTGACTTCAAGAAGTCTGCCAAAAAGGGCAACCTTGACCCAGAACTGCGTGACAAGATCAACTTGCGCCTAGCTTCTGCTGTGGACAAGGAAGGCAACCCCGTGTTCCCGCCTGACGTGGACATCTTGGATAAGAAGTTCAGGGACATTGCCAACACGTTTGACCGTCGCTCTATTGCTGGTCACTTGATGGGTGGTGTACAGGTGGGTGGCAAGAAGGGTCAGATCATTGACTATGACAAGATCATCCGCGACACAACCGATCCAGCACTGATTGACGTGCCCTCTGGTGCTTTGGGCAACCGCCTGTTCACACTGAGTGGTGGCATCATTGACCGACCAGACCTGCACCCAGCATTCCCCACAATCTTGCAGGGTGAGGACTTGGGTCTGCAATTCAACCCAGTGGCTAAAGACATCTTGATGCGTGACTTCATTGAGAAGACTATGCGCGAGAAGGGCAGGAAGCCCGGCTATATGGACTTCACTCGCGGCTATCCGCCATCACAGTTGATCACCGAAGACATCCTGACCGAGATGCAGAAGCTTGGACTCAAAGAAGGCGGAGCGGTTAAAAAGCCAGCCGCTTACATTGATGGCAGTGAGTTCTGGGAAGCGGCTAAGAAGTACGGCATCAGAGACAGCATGGAAAACCTGAACAAGATCGTAGACCTTGTCAACAAGGGCTTTACAGTAGATGATGCGGCACGCCAAGTGGCTGACACTGGTATGCACAAAGCCGCTGGAGGCGCTATCACTGGTGACGACCTGATCATTGAAGAGAGACCACTATGAGCTTAGTTCGTGGAGCATTACAGCCCGGCTTATCGGTCGTCAAGAAGACCGCCCCCTTCTACTCTGCTGTAGATGATGCGCTTGCCGCCATTAAAAGACCCAAGGGCACAGGCGCTGAGTTCTACACCGAGCTGACCAAACAACCCGGCGTCAAGAAGGCTGAGCTGGCTGACCGCAAGCTTGAGCAAGCGTTCAAAGCCAAGGGCAAGATGACCAAAGAAGAGGCTCAGCAAATCCTCAAAGACAACCCGCCACCTAAGATCAATGAGCGCCAGCTTGCCGAGATCAGTGATAACGAGCGTGACGATTTGTTGCGTGACAGGATGGAAACATCTGGTTATGACAAATGGGATGAAGTTCCAAGTCGCGTAATGCAAAAATGGAACGACGAGATTGATGAAGATCTTGAGAAGTACAGTGATTACAAAACGGCTGGTGGTCAAAACTACCGCGAGATCCTGCTAAAGTTGCCAGAGGGTTTTTCAGGAGCTGAGTCAAACCGTTTGATGGCGCTCGAAGCTGATATGCGTCGCAGTGAGTTGCCTGCTTACAAGATGCAAGAGCTGTTAGCACTACAAGCCAAGAAGCAGAATGCGGCTCCGAGCTACCAATCAAGCCATTGGAAGGAAGACCCCAACGTCCTAGCCCACATGCGCGTCCAAGACCGCAAGGGCCCCAACGGCGAGAAGATCCTGCACGTCGAAGAGATCCAGTCTGATTGGCATCAAGAGGGGCGCAAGAAGGGTTACAGAAACCAAGAAGCGATTGACAAAGCAAAGCAAGCGTTTGATGACTACAACAAGGATGCCAAGGAGCGTCTGCGTCAGATCATGTTGAAAGAATCTGAAGGAGAAATGGCTCCAGAACGTGCACTTACGTATGTTAATAATTTTGTGAATGGAATGGATCCTAGTGGCATTGCAAATTTTCTAAACGAAAAGCCAGCCTTTGTTGATTTATATCGTGCAACCAAAGGTGTTGGATCAACTGGTGTACCCGACGCCCCGTTTAAAAAGAACTGGCACGAGCTGGCTATGAAACGCTTGCTGAACTATGCCGCTGACAACGGGTACGACAGCATCGCCATCACCCCCGGTGCGGAGCAGGCAAAGCGTTTTAGCTTAAGCAAGCAAATCGATGAGCTAATTTACTCTGATGATGGATCTTTGTACGCATCTAAGGGTGGCAAGAAAGTATTCAATGAGCGGGTGACTCCAGAGCAGTTGCCTGATTACGTCGGCAAAGAAGTGGCTGAAAAGCTGGTTAGCGCTCAACCAAATGAAGTTGGCTCTCGAGTTATTGGTGGGCTTGACCTTGAGGTCGGCGGCGAGGGCATGAAGGGCTTCTACGATCAGATCCTGCCAAGCTACCTCAACACCTTTGGCAAGCCCTATAACACCCAGATGGGGCAGATCTCCATCCCCGGTGATCGTGGCGCAACCGTAGAACGTCTCGGCGTTGCTGGTCGCAACCTGTCTGAGATGACGCCTCAAGAGGTGATTGACTTCAACAAGATGGTGGACGAAGCTGGCGCTATCAAACTTCACAGCTTCCCAATCACACCAGAGATGCGTGAGTCCATCAAGCAGAAGGGCTTACCACTGTACCAACAGATCGGCATCCCAACTGCTGGCGCTGGTGCGGCTTCTCAGATGCCACAACAGATGCAAGAGCCAGAGCTTGAACCAGAAGTTAAAAAGGCTGATGGGGGCGCAATAAATTACAACACAGCACCTGATATGTCCGACGGAGGGCGTATCATTCAGGGTGCTCCATTTAAACGTGGTGGTAAAGTCAACATGACGACAAACCGCGACGCGATGTTCATGGAACTGAGCAACAAGAAGCTCAAAAGGAAATAAGCTATGGCGACACAATTCCCGCAAGATCCCAACGCTGGTCGTTTTATCGATGGGCTGAGAGATCAACAGGTTGAGGCTGACGAGGGCATGGAGTTTGAGATGCCTGAAGAGGACTCAGAGGTAGAAGAGTTGCCAGACGGCTCTGCCATTGTTCGCATGGACGCACACAAGGGCCCCATGGAGGATGAGGACTTCTACGCCAACTTGGCAGAAGAGATCGACCCCTACGACCTGAACAAGATTGCACTGCGCTACATGGACTTGGTCGAGAACGACAAGAAGTCCCGTGAGGAGCGTGACAAGAAGTACGAAGAGGGATTGAAGCGCACGGGCATGGGGAATGATGCCCCCGGCGGTGCTACCTTCATGGGCGCCAGCAAGGTCGTCCACCCTGCCATGGCTGAAGCCTGTGTGGACTTCGCCTCACGTGCCATCAAAGAGATGTTTCCGCCTGACGGCCCCACCCGCACAAAGATCTTGGGCGACGTGGACGAGCTGAAGATTCAGAAAGCCGAGCGCAAGCGCGACTACATGAACTGGCAGTTGACCGAGCAGATTGAGGAGTTCCGCGACGAGCAGGAACAGATGCTGACTCAGCTCCCCTTGGGTGGCTCACAGTACCTCAAGCTCTGGTACGACGACAAGAAGAAACGCCCCTGCGCTGAGTTCATGCCAATCGACAACATCCTGTTGCCCTTTGCCGCCGCGAACTTCTACACAGCCCAGCGCGTCACCGAGATGCAGACCATCACCGAGTGGGAGTTCAAGAACCGCATTCGCTCAGGCTTGTACCGTGACATCGACCTGATCCGTGTATCTGCTGAGCCAGAGGAAACCCACTCTGAGAAAGCCAACAACAAGATCGAAGGTCGCAAGTACGAAGACAACGAAGACGGTCTGCGCAAGGTCTACCAC